TTCGCAAAGGCTTAATCTGGTCTAAAATAAAAGAACCAAGAAGGACGCTGAAGTACACGAACAAGGAGTCCTTGATAAGCAACTTTAAAGGCTTGCTGTCTTTCTCAATAAATCTCATCTCAATAAATTTAAAAATAAGAAACACAAAGGAAACAACCGCAGCAATGATGAAGATACTGTCCATTTTAAAATAATAAAGAAGATTCTTATTTATTATTCTACGCAATTTTTATTTCATTTCTCTCTTTAGAAGGCAGAATCATCTAGGATTTCCACGTCGTCAAGTTTAAGCTCTGGAAAGAGGTCTGTATTAGGCTCATCGAAGACTTGAATATCCAGTTTATCAAGGGATACTGGACTATCACTGATATTTAACTTCAAATTATCGTCATCATCATCTTCGTCATTGTCAAGTCTTCTTTGATTGTATCTCTCTTTGCTGATTTCTTCTAAACGTTCAATACTTTTGGGTGCACTAACAGAAGCCACATTGTTGTCAATATCCTTGACATAGTCAAGGTCACTGAAGCTTAACTTGCTGGTGGTGGCCGTTGTTTCTTCTGCAGTAGTTGCTGGTGTTGTTGTTGCTGGACCAGGAGCAAGAGCAGGAGCAGTCGTAGTTGGAGCAGCAACTACTTTTTTCTCTTCAATAACCTTTTCCTTGATTTCTTCAATGAAGTCTTCTTCAGTTGTCTCGTCCATGTAGGCCTTCAAGATGGCTTCCACTGGAATACTTTCTCGTAGAGTATTCAGTAAGCACTCTTGTACGATGATTTCAAGTTCTCGATTGTGTTTTTGAATTTGTAATGGAGGGATTTTCAACTCAAATAAGTAAGTATTTTTATACACTTTCCTGGCGACATTGATATACGCCTTGTGGATAAATTCGTCTAGCTTTGGCACTGTGATATCAATTTTCTTTTGCTTCTGTCCAACACGCATAGCGGTCAGGATTTTCAACTGAATTATATGTACACATGTGACTAAATCTTCAAGATAAGCACATCTAGACTTTTCTAATATGCGTTTTCTCTCTGCCTCTATGATTGTGCTATTCCATTTGGGTACTCTGGAGATAAAGTTTTGGAATGTCATTAAATATTTGTCGTATTCATTGTTTTGCTTACAAATTTTCACAGCATCTTCTAATATTGCTTTGTACCCATCAATTATCAAAGGTGTTAGAATAGTAACAAGTCGCGCACACCACTCGTTACGCGACTCATGTAACGTACTTATGTTAAAATCATCCATATTAATTATTGAGTTTAAAATTTTATTTTTTTAAACTTATACCATTTTATAAATCACATGAATGAAATATTTTCTAAAGACAACGTGGAGTCAATATAAACAAAATTCAAAATAAAAAGTATTAATAATTTTTCATTTCTAAATTCTTTCCTGACTCGGTTAAAAGCAATGAGAAACTCATATTTTCTCTCTGTTGTCAAGGTACTAGAGTCCATGAACTTATGAGTTTCTATTAGTGTGAATAAATCTATCCCTGTGTAGCCTTTCTCGTACAATTTAGTAGAGAGAAGAATTAATTGAGACGACGTTGTTAATTTTTCTTTACCTAGTTCTTTTTTTAACCATTCTTGTCGAGTAGTTTTTAGTTCTTTCATTTTGAACGTCTCGTTTAAATTATATTTGTATAAGTTGATGATATTGCCATCGTGTTTGGGCTCAGATATATAAATTTCGCAGAAGCGAGACAATATTGGTTTCAGTAATTTGTATTTGTCCTCCACAATAATGAAAAATCTGGTGTTGTGGCTGAACAACTCAATGCATCTTCTCAGGGCAGACTGAGCATCCATTGTGAGCTTGTCTGCGTTTAAAAGAATAATACTTTTAAAAACATCTCCTCCATTAGAGTTTATATGAGTCTTCGCAAAAAATTTTAACTCATCGCGAATAAATTTGATACCTTTCCCGTGCGCACAGTTCACGTACATTACAAGAGACTTTATCTTTTCTTTATCATTATGATAAATATTATGAATGAAGTCGTTTACTATCGTGCGCTTACCACTACCAGATGGTCCATGGAATATGATGTTTGGAATTTTGTGAGTAGATTGAAAATAATTCAACTTTTCTTTTATTGATTGATGTATAATCAGTCCTCCTTTCGAAGAAGAAAGGGAGAGAGAAGGACAAGGAAGAGAAAGAGATTCCATTTGTTATTTTTTTGAGTAAGTGAGCTTATTTTAGTGTACTAATATAATTGCAGTGTTTTTAAATTTTAATACAAACGTATAAAATTTAAACTATTATTAAAATTAAAAAGGTGTAAATTAGATGTAGACTGGAAGTCTGTCAATATCAATTATATCGTCTGTGGTGGGAGTTGTTTTCAACTCAAACGATTTAAATTCTGGACGAAGTAGCTGAGCTTGCGGCGTGTGATTGTGAACACATCTAGCAATCATTTTGTACAATTTAAAGTCAGGATATCTGTCTGTCCCGTTATTTTTGTAAAGCAAATTAACGCCCTTGTCATCCAGACACCACTCAACAATTAAACGTTGGATTGGGTCCTTGCAGTTTTTCAAGTTCTTGATTTCTTCCATATCATCAACCACATAATCAAAAATAGAGCAAGCGAGTCTGCACAAATCGAAACTGTAATTCGGTTCTAATCTTGGTTTCTTGTCATTCATGTAGGGTTCAGTGTTGTATTGACTTGCTGCATCGCCACCTTCCTGAAAACTGTCACTACAAAATAGTTTGCCGTCGAACTTGTAAATACTTCTGCCGAAGTCAATGATTTTGAATATTCTACCAAATGTGGGCACTTTGTAGTATTTTTTTTGATAACAGTAGTACAAGAACTTCTTATCTGTTTTATTGTACATCACATTATTCGTATGCAAATCATTGTGAGTAAAACAAAAACACTTTTGATAAGTGATTAGTATCATCACAATTTGCATTAAGGCAGAGTACCATTGTTCCTCTGTTAAATCGTCACTTAAAATGAGGTTATCAAAAGTATCTTCGCAAAACTCCATTGCAATTACTTGCACAGGGAAACTCTTGATGGTCGCCTTTACAATCTCTTCTTCCTCCTCGCTACACGAAGAAGAACTCTTATCCTCATCTTCCCACTCCTCTTCTACATCTTCTTCCTCATTATCTTGTCGCTCTTCTTCTTTTTTTTCTTTTTCTTTTTCTTTTTCTTTTTCTTTTTCTTTTTCTTTTTCCTTATCTTTCTCTGTTTCTATATCCTCTACTCCTTCTTCTTCATCTTCTCTCTCGCTTGAGGTATGTGAAGTTCTACTAGAACAAGTGGAGTTGCTTCTTATTGTGCTACTACTGTTGTTATTGTCTGTTATTGGAATGTCCTCGTTTGATATATCTACCAGGTCTGCATCTTTTAAGTCACTATTAGAAGTGCTGTTGTCATTATCAAATAATTCCTCAAATATAGTTTCATCGAATTCGGGCACATCGAAAGATAAATTCTCCTCAATTTTGATAGGACTTTTTTTTGTCTCCTCGCTCTCGAAGAGGTGCTCAAAATTATCAACGTTGAATAATTTTCCTTTGTTCTTATTGAAAAAGTCAGAACTGATTAAGTAATCCAAGTCATCAAACACATTGATTTCATAATTGTTCTTAATGGCTAAAAAAGAACCATAATAATCGACGCCATGAACAAAAGAGGAATGATGTTCGTTTAGACAGCTTGTCAAATAAACAAAAAACCCATCCACATAAGCAGAGTTATTGTGGTCTAAGAATTTGGGATTGACATTTAAGTCCTGCTCGAAAGTAGGTAATTTGAACAAATGGGGGGAATTTACATCATACTTACCTACGAGGTACTTAAATGGGTCTAAGAGCGGCGCCATTTTAAAAAATATTTCTTTGCTCTTGGTCTTTTGAGTATTTATGTTTTTAATCTTGCAATCAAAGTCGGGTATCTCTTCTTTTCCTTTTTTCGATGAATCATTTTCCTTAATACTTGACAGGTACCACTTGTGATTAAGATTCACATTATTGTAATTCGTTTCATTTAGGGAGAAAAATCGTTGATAAATTGGAATATAATTTTGAGCCTGAGAGAGAAAAAGTGTGTTTGGCTGTTCTAAACTTTTGAAAAGCTCGGTGTTTTTTCTTTTTTGATAGTTAAGTATCATAATAGCTTTTTAATATATAAATTCTCTATTATTTAAACTAATTTTTACGATAAAAGTATTTTATATTTGACATATTTGCGTACACAGATATTTTTTAAACATTCGTACTAATATATATAATAATAAAGTTAGGAGAGTATGACACTAGAATTAAAAAAATTTGATATGAAGTCTATTAGCTTCAAACCTAATGAAAACAAAGGTCCGGTTGTCGTGCTCATTGGAAAAAGAGACACTGGAAAATCGTTTCTTGTTCGAGATTTGCTCTATTACCAACAAGAAATTCCAATCGGTACGGTGATTTCGGGTACAGAAGAAGGAAACGGATTTTACAATAAAATGGTGCCAAAAATATTTATACACAATGAGTACAACACCGCTATCATCGAGAATATCTTGAAACGTCAGCGCACCGTGTTAAAGCAAGTAAAGCACGAAATGGAAACTTATAAACGCAGCACCATTGACCCTCGTGCATTTGTTATTCTTGATGATTGTCTTTATGACGCCACATGGACTCGGGACAAGATGATGCGTTTATTGTTCATGAACGGGAGACACTGGAAGATAATGTTGGTCATCACAATGCAATATCCTTTAGGTATTCCGCCTACACTGAGAACCAACATAGATTATGTTTTTATTCTTCGAGAAAACTACATTGCGAATCGAAGAAGAATCTACGAGAATTATGCCGGTATGTTTCCCACGTTTGAGGCT